GTTCCTGAGAGATTCCAATGTTTGATGAACTCTGGTCTGAGATTCAAGACTCCACTGGTGAGATCTTTGACCTTGACATTCCCGAACTGAAAGATGAAAAGTTCGATGTCAATGAATACCTGAACGCGAACTACGATTACTGATTGCAATGCCCGAAACTTACAACTTTATCGGAGACGGTGTGACAGTTCTAGGACTGGTCGGTGTCGTCTCCACTGGCATCATTCTGATGCTATGCTTCACTCGTTACTTCAATTCACCCCTGAGAAAGTGATGCAATTCCAAGTTACTTACATCGAGTTTGATTTTTCTTCGGATGATGATACTTGGGGTGATGTAGATCCCGATTATCAACAAGAAATAACCGAAGAAACAGTCGGTCAAATCTGGGATGCAGATGATGAAGATGATCTCATTGAAGAGATCACATGTGCAACTGGATGGTGCATCAAATCCATTGATTATCGTCACATTCTCAAATGACTACCAATCCACTGTTTGAGTTTCTATACGAAAAGTGCAGGCAAGATCCTGATTTGCTTGCTACTATCTTGGATGAGTATTTGACTAATCTCAGCATCGAAAAACATGCTGAACTTGAAGATTTCCTTGTCAACAACTTTGGAGACGACTGATGTTCCGCACTCTTTCTGAACTTCGTAACTCAATCGACCAGATGATTGAGATGGAAGGTGAAAACGCACCTTGCGCTGCATTTGTATTCACTTGCCACGATGTCTTTGAGTTTAATGAAGAGACAAACCAAGATGATTATTTTGGTATGACTTTCACTACAGATGTGCTCGCTGATGTAGGTGGTTCTTCCTACATTTACGAACAGGTTGGTGAGATGATTGATGATGCAATCAGTCTCCGTAAGAAACTGCCCCTCTACGCAAACTGATGACTCAAACTGACATTATTTCAGTTCGTGAACAAATCCAAGAGGATCTGATCTGCCTGCTAGAATCACAGTTCGGTCAGGCAGATTACCTCTCTGAGGTTCAAGATCTTGCCTGCCAAATTATCGTTGACAACTTCACCCAACTTCTGAAATGAACCGCACTGAACTTCAAGACCAATTCATTCTGCAACTGTTGGATGACATGGATCTTAAGACAATGACACAACTTTGTTATGATTATCTGGATGAGGGTTATGCAAAGTATTCTGATGAAGAATTGATCACTGAATGTGAAGAATACTACCCCGAACTGCTGGAAGGATGTGACACCTGACTAAGTGGCACAAGGGGGGTTGCATTCGTGCTGCCCCCGCCCCATAATACATTCGTTCACACAACACAACAATGGAAACCTTTCTCGAGACTTCGTTCCAGAATGTTCGTTCTTCGAAGAGAACTGACGAGTTTCATAAAGTTCTCCTAGATGAAGTTCTGAATGCGAATCCTGCGTGGGCAGAGTATGATTGGCAGTATGAATACCAACTCCCCGTTGACGGTTTCGGTGGCACCTTTGACATTGACATTGCTGGGTTTCGTGATGGTGAACTTAAGGTTGCGATTCTTGGCAAAGCACTCAACAGCAACATCAACAAAAACATCAAAAACTACGCTAACACTAGTGTAGGTGAAGCAGCACGATTGATGTATGCTCCTGACATTCTGCTCGAGAAAGTATTGTTCGTGAGTGTACTTCCCCGTATCGCACCACGTTTCAACAAAGCAGGTGAAGTTCAGGGATACGATGATGTCGGGAGTGCCAAAGAGCGCACCAAGATTAACACCGTGCTGCACTTTCAATACGGTGGTAAAGTGGAAGCAATCGACCTGTTCTTTGACATTGAAGGTGTCAAGACTCTGCAAGAGTTCAACACCGTTAGCATCACAAACCTGGACACTCTGACTCTGGTGTGACAGTAGGATAGGTGGCACAAGTCCTCTTGTGCTGCCTTCCCATTCGTGCCATACTGATTCCATCAACACAAGACCGATGCAAAACAAGCACCAAGAGCACCCCGAAGACACCATTCTCACGGGTGACCTTTCCGTGCTGGATTGGTTCACTGCTCGTGGACATCTGAGCGTTAAGATTGACGGTGCCCCTGCAATTGTCTGGGGAACAAATCCAGCGACTGGTAAGTTCTTCGTGGGCACCAAAAGTGTCTTCAACAAAGTTAAAATCAAGATCGCACATTCCCACGAAGAGATTGATTCGTTCTATGTGGGTCAAGTTGCAGAGATTTTACACGCTTGCTTTGATTATCTGCCCCGTGTAGATTTCGTCATTCAAGGTGATTTTATCGGATTTGGTGGAGACTCTGAGTATACTCCGAACACGATCACTTATCAGTTCCCTGAAGTTGTTGATCATCAAATTATCATTGCACCTCACACCCGTTATGAAGCAAACGATGACCTTCGTGATAGTTGGGCAATTCCTCTCACTGTGAACTTGGAATCTACTGATTCTGTGTTGTTCGTGAAACCTGATGCCTACATTCTGTACGGTCAAACATCGTTCGCTGATGTAGAAGAAGTGTGCAACTTCGCCCGCCAGATGTCAACCACCTGCCAGTTCGTGAGTGACAAGGAAGCAGCAAACATTAAAAAGGAGATTAACGCTTGCATTCGTGAGCAACGTGACATCGAAGACGATGCGTTTGGTTGTGATCCTAACCTGCTGTGTTTGTGGAAGTTGGTGAAGTCAATCAAAGAGGATTGCCTATTCCTGTGCCGCAACAATGGTCCTGCCGCTTACATCAAACAGGATCGAATTGATGCCGAAGGTTATGTGATGACCAATGAGTTTGGTATGTTCAAACTGGTGAATCGTGAAGTGTTTTCCTACCACAATTTCACCAGTGGACGCTTCCAGTGTGCCGCCTGAGGCACTAGCACACTGAGGGGGCACAGACCCCCTCCCGACCCTTTATACTGATCTCAGTTCAAACAACACCGATGACCCGCGAGCAACTCCTGCAGACTGCCCACGTGATCACCTGGGACGTGTTCACCCCCAGCATGATCCGCCAGATGCACCGCACCCCTGACGGTGCTGAGACCCTGCGCCTGATCGTCCGCGACGGTTTGGAGGGTGCCGATAAGATCACCACCGCTCTCTGGGCCGATCTCTGAACTGGCACAGGGGGGACTGAGATCCCCCCACCGACCCTTTATACTGATCTCAGTTCAAACAACACCGATGACCCGCACCAACGTCCTCCCTCTGGACACCCTGACCGTGACCCTGACTGAGGCACAGTGGAGCACCATCCGCACCGCTGTCCTGTGCCTGGCAGTTGACTGCCGCATCGCTGGCAAGGGCACCGACGCAGACTACTACCTGAACGCCTACAACACCCTGAAGGCAGCGATGGGAATGGACGCCTGAGGCACTGGCACAACGGGTGCCCCAGAGGCACCCTCCCACCCCCTATAATGACTTCAGTTCAAACGACACCGATGAGCACCGAAACCTTCAACGGCTGGGCCAACTGGGAGACCTGGAACGTCGCCCTGTGGTTGCAGAATGATGAGAACCTTTACAAGGTCGCCCGCCAGTATGATTCCTATGATGCCCTCATCCCCCGCCTGGAATCTCAGTTTGGACAGATGACCCCTGACGGTGCTCGCTGGATGGATGCCACCATCGACACCGACGCCCTGGATGAGATGCTGTCCGATCTCTGAACTGGCACAAAGGTCCTGAGCACGACCCTAAACTGCTCTACAATTCACTCAGTTCACCACCCCGAATCAATGCGCTACAATCCCGCCACCGACCGTGCTGTGAGCATCGATGAGATCGCTGAGCAGTGCCGCAACGCTGTCCTGAAGGCATCTGCCCAGCGTGCCGTTGATGCTGTCTACGATGAGATTCTGACCTTCTATCGCTGGGAGGATGACGTGCTCCGCCTGATTCCCGAACCGATCGCCGCCTGATACAATGGGAACGGGAGCGCCCTTAAAGACTTCCAACAACTTTCTTTCTCTGAACCAATGACCGCTGACCTCGCTGCCGCTCTGCTGAACCGTGCCGCCAATGGCAACGAACTACTGCAGATCCTGGATACGATCGCCAACGATGAGGCAGACGCTAACATCGATGATGCCGCTGCCCATTATGCTGCGATCAGTGCCAGTTGACTGACTGACCACCGCCCTCCAGGTTTGACCGCCTGGGGGGTTTATACTGTGGGAACAAACGAACCGAATCAATGACCCGCCTCTCCGTGATCTGCCCCGCCGCTCCCTGGGAGAACACGACCACCGATGCCGATCGCGCATGGGACCTCTGCCTGGACCTCTCTGAGGAATACGGGTACGCTCAGGTCCGCGACGTCGCAACGGGCATCATCATCGGGGAGTACACCGACGGGCAGTGACCCCACCCCCGACCTGCTACAATACTCTCACAACCGCAAGGCACCCCATGACCCTTCCCGAATTCCAATACCCCCACCAGAACGGCGCCTACCTGGAACGCCTCTGCCGCCGCATTCTGGAACAGCAGGATCAGGAAACCTACCTGCCGATCCTGGATCAGACCATCCCCCCTGCCGACGATCGGGCATTCTGATCCGCGACCTGCTACAATACTCTCAGTCCAACCGACACCGACCGATGACCTACCCCGTCTTTCGCGATCTGATCGAATCCTGCACCGACCCCAGCAACGGGACCATCCGCTGGAGCACCGCCTGCCAGGCAGCGAAGGATCATGGACTGTGGGATGACTTCCGCACCGACTATGGGACCACCGCTTCGTTCGGTGGCGTCGATGCTGGTGAGTTTCTGGTGTGGTTGGGGTATTGACCCCTGCCCCTTTCGTGCTACAATTCTCTCAGTTCACACCCCGAACCGATCATGGCAATCTACTCTCAGTGCTCTGACCTCCAGACCCGCGAAATTATGTGGGTCGCCCGCCCTTCTGACCTTGCCCCTCAGCGCACCTTTGCTGGCATGATCACCCCCGCTGAGGGTTGGTGGTGGGCAGGGTGCCATGCTGAACGCTACGCTTCCGACGTGGTCGGACCGCAGTTGGACTGACCCACTATCCTAGCACACGGGCACGCCCTTATGGGTGTGTTCGTGCAGTCGCAGTGCCCCCGCCGCCGTCCTTGTGCGGTCGCGGCGCGTGATGGGGGGGGGGCGTTTTAAAACCCAATGGATCCCCTAGTCTACAAAGTGTTACGGAAGCGCGATAAATCATAAAGGCATATCAAATTCATAAAAGCAATTACCCTCCAAATCAAAAATTTTTTCGCAAAAATTTTTTTCATAAAAGGTTGATTACAAAAATAGTAATAATCATATATAATTCAAAAACATAATACAATAAATGAAAAGAAAATCAGAAAGAGAAAAGCGCCCCATAGAGGTTGACCCCATTACGGGTGAATATTCCATTAAAATACCAGAATGGATTGTCAATGAGTTATCCTGGTATGAGGATACAGAAATTACTTTTAATTTGGATGGAAATGATATTATTCTTTCAGAGGAAAGTGAATGAAGCAATATGA